AATGTATCTTTGCTGATTTCTTCTTTAGTTGTTGTTTAAAGAACTTACTATTGTCTTTGACATCAAGCATTAACGAATTAATCGTAAATGATGGATAGGCTCTTCTTCAGAAGTTTGTATGGTGCTATCATTATTTTCATCATACTTAACACCATCACGCAAAATAGCTTGAAATTCTTCTGCGTATTTCTTTCTATAATAATCCATTTTAACTTGGAAAGTATCGGCACCATCACCGCCATCTGGATCTTTCCATTTAGTAAGCATAGGTAAAATATAATCTGATAAAGCTCTATATACGACTGCTCTTATCCATTGAGAATTAACCAATAAAGCACTATTCATTTCAATAGTAGTAATCTTAGTAATATCTTTATATCTAACTGTATGGCGATATCTTTCCCACCATTCTTCTCTTACTTGGCGAATAACATCATCTTCAGCATGTTGTAATTGTGTATCAAAATCTGCAATACCATATTCAGCAATATCTGGTTGATATTCTTGCACATGAGATAATGCTACTGAAAATTCTGTTGTTGCCATTAATCTTCTTTTTTCTTTCTAGTTCTTTTTGGTTTTTCTATTGGCTTATCTTCTACTAATTCAAAGCCTCTTAATTTCCAATGTATTAAATTTTTTTCATAATCAAATTTTGTTCTTGTGATTATCTTTCCATCTTTTTTTAATTTTACTAATTGCATAATAGTTTCCTTAATAGTAGGTGGGGAGTATATCCCCACCCATAGTCTATACTACTGAATAGATGAATCAAAGTGTAATTCTACACCATAAGAATCATGTAGTTCGCCTACGCCATAAACTGCAGTTGCAACAATTTCGTCTGCTCTTAGAGAAGCATCTCTTTGAGTTTCAATTTTGATGTCCTGCATCATAGCTAGACCAAGTGCGTCTTTGTGGAAAATACCACCTTTATAGTCACCTGCGTTGCCTGAATTAGCCATATTTGAAGTTTCAAATACTTGAATACCTGCAATAGAACCTACATAGCCACTTCTTAATGCTTCATTAACTAGGTCATTTGCATTAGCGTTAGCAAATGTATTAGTTAGATTAGCTTTTAAGTCATAAGCAATCTTAGGGTGTAATACTGCATAACATTCTTCGACAGGTAAACCTGCTGATCTTAATGTTGATGCTGAATTAAAAATTGACGCTGCTGTTATCGCACCTGTTCCGTCACCTAAAGTGACTGAGAAACCATCAAATAATGCGATTAGGTCTTCGTCCATTTTCTTTGCAATACCTTCACCAAATAATCTACCAATATCTGCAGCAACATTTCTTGATGCTGAGTTTCTTGCTAGATCAGTAAGTGTAGTCATTACACCTACTTCTGATGCAGTAATCGTCACTGATGTTGGATTGACTGCAGTATTACTTAGGTCAGTTGCTTCAGCTACTGCTGATGCACTTATTGCTGAGTAGATCGGAACTTCCACAGATTTACCGCCACCTGCGATTGTGTAGTTCTTTACTAAGTTCTTCATTATAGATTTCTCTTGAATTACGAACTCAGCCTCAGCAACGATCTCTGTATATAGTTCACTTAACGTTGAACTTGTACTTTCGTTTGCCATGTTTTAACTCCTTTAAAGTTACTTGTTTATTTTTAAATGAGTGACCGAATCTCTTTTTCTGCGGTAATCCGCATACATTTTACGATCTTCTGGTTTACTCATATCTAAGTCCGAAATATTTAAAGTCTTATTCGTATCTGACTTGCCCACATTACTAACACTTCCACTCCCACTTGGAGTTGCGCTTTGAAAGTGTGAGTTCTGCGTAAGAAATTCCTGCACTGCTTCTTCAACAGTAAGAGGATCACCTTGCTTGTTATAGCGTGGTGTTCCATCTTTATCAAGAACTTCAACCTTACCCTCAGCATTTAAATGCACTGTATCTTTCATCAGTTGTTTAATCTGATCTGGATTAATAGCATTATTTTTTGATGCCGCAGTTATAAGCTGTTTATCTATTCTTTCGTTTTTTAATTCCTGTTCTAACTTAGTGACTCTTTCATTAAACTCTTGCGTTTTCTTTTTCATCACTTCATCAAACTTACCTTTTTCAAGTTGTTTTTGTTCTTCTAGTTTTTTTCGTTCATCAATAACAGAACGAGCTTGTTGCAAATCTTCCACACCAAGTTCTTCTACGATCTGTCTTTCTCTACGCTTGAGTCTTTCACCAACAACTTTGTCAATATCAATTTGTGAGCCTTTATTATTTACATAAGTTTCTTTTGGTTGCTCCTGTTTTGTTTCTACATTTTCAACATTCTCTGTTGTTGTTTGTTCCACCTGTTCCGTGTTTTGCTCGTCAGCCATGAGTATTACTCCTTTAAAGTTAGTATTATTTTAAGATGTATGAGATATTTTATTCTTCGTCAAGTATAGTTTCCCACTCAGGATCATAAACAATAAAGCTATGACGACATCTATAACCGCCTCTATCAACAAAAGGATCACTTCCAGACTTACCTTTCCACCTTGAATTACTCCATAAATTCCTAGCTTCTTCTTCTGTAAATACTCTACCCATTTGTCTTGCACAAAAATCTCTAGTGGTATCTATCCTTGTACCAGAATATTTAAACTGCTTGATTCCTGCTTGATCTGCCTTGTATTTAACGAATTGACCATCAAACTGCATAATACTGTCATGTGCTATTTGACCAGAATATTTACGCATATTCTCACCTAAGATATCAGCACCATATTTACTAGCCAATGTTGATTTAGCTGAATTAACTCTATCTAAAATAGCTTTATTTGTCGTATATCTGTTCTTTTCAATATAGTCGACCAATCTATTAATAGCGTTTTCATTAGAGCGTTGATAAACACCATTTATCTTTCCTGCTATATTTTTAACCATATCGTTAAATGATCTACCGATTAATGCTGATTGATAGACTTCATTTGATATTGTATCTAAAAAAGCATTAGCGATATCTTGGAATCCACTAAATGCTTGGAATTTTAATTGGGTAATAACTTCTAAATCTGTTTTTTGTAATAACTTAAATTTACTTGCTATAGGTAATCTTTTAATAACCTTTTGATATTCTTTTACGATTTCATCATATTCATTAATGATTGCATCAGCTTCTTTGAGATAAATTCCTTGAATTAAAGTTTTTATATTTGGTCTATAGGCTATAGCGAATTGTGTATTGAATGTGCTACCACCTTGAGTCTTAGAGGTCAAATCTGACCTTATTCTATCTTCTAGTGTTTTTAATACTCCAATGATTCTTTCTTCGTGTGTATCAATTAAGCGATTAATCGTGTCTTGTTTGGACATTTTTTATTTTCTCAAAAATCGTGTCAAATTGACAACTTTGTCACATGTAAAATTACGATAGTCAAAAACAATTTTTTTCATTTCTCTAGTTTTACCCTATTTCTGAAAAATTGGAAATCTCAATATGATATAATAGAGATGTATATTAAATTTTTTATAAATTTAATTTGCTCTTTAACATTGTGAATATGGTTGGTTATCGAACAGGAGGTAATAATGTTTGATAAAAAATATAAACAATTCCCTAACGGGAAAGTCTTTTATATGATTGATAGAAGTACATTTGAAATTAGAAAAACAAAAATATACGGATATCAATTTGACAAAAATAAAAACTTTTATGTCTATGCAAAAATTCATTATATGAATTTTGGATTTACAAAAGGTCTTAACAATCAAGGCATAAAAAAGTCTTGGGAATTTAGTAAACCTAATTGTTTCCATAAAAACGTAAAAGACGCAATTCTATTTGCAAAAGCAGAAAAGAAAAATCGTATTCAAGAAAGGATATTAGATTTAGAGAAGCAAATAGAAAAGAGACAAAAAGAAGTAAAAGAAAAACAACAAAAAATAGAATCTTTAACTAATGAGGATATTGTTATAAAAGATGGAGTCTTTGATAATTTTAGCCCAAATAGTTCAAGAGGTTATTTATAAACTAAACTAAACAAACCAACCATATCACAATGGGAAATTTTTTTTCCAAGCCCTTATTGACCAATAAGCAGGTGATAATGTCTTTTGACCTTTTACTTCTTTTAAAACACCACCCATCCTAGCCAGAAATGATTTTTGTCGTGCAG